ATGAAAGCAAAGATAGACCGCGACCTACTGCGCAGCGTTAAGCCGAGCGCTAAAGTAATCGACATCGCAGACACCGAACTTAAGGGCTTTGTCGTCCGTATCACCCCCGCCGGATCGATCACCTACGGCATCCGATACAGGGACAATGACGGCAAGCAGGCTCGCTACTCTCTAAACAAGAACTTCCCCACCACCACCGTAAGCGATGCCCGAGAAGAAGCAAAGAAAAAGCTTGGTGAAGTCGCTGCCGGGAAAAATCCAGCCGAAGAAAAGAAAGCCAAGGTCAAAGGTAAGCTCACGCTTTTCTCGTTCATCGATGGCGAGTATGGCGACCACTTGCGCGCTCATAACCGCACCGGCGCATCAATCATTGATCGCCTGAAAAAGCTATTCGCTGAATTTGGCAATAAGCCCCTTTCCGAGTTCGACGCCCGAATCATAGACAAATGGCGTGCGGGACGGATAAAGGATGGCAAGAAGGCGGCGACGGTCAACCGTGATATGAACGCGCTGAAATCCCTGTTTTCGCGTGCCGTAGATTGGCGACTGATCGACGAACACCCAATAAAGTCCATCAAGCGCATGGAGGAATCTGGTGGCAAGATCGTTCGATTCCTGACCGACGACGAGGAAAAACGACTACGGGTTGCGCTGGATAATCGCGAGACACGCGACCGAGAAGGCCGCGCACGGGCAAACGTATGGCGCGCAACGCGCCGCTATGAACTGCTACCAGAACTGGACGACCGTCAGTTTGTCGATCATCTTAAACCGGCCATACTGCTTTCCCTAAATACAGGCATCCGGCAAGGCGAATTACTCACGCTTCGCTGGTCTGATGTTGATCTCGATCTAGCAATTCTGACGGTACGCGACGAGGCCGCAAAGAGCAACAAGACCCGGCATCTACCGCTCAACGACGAAGCTAAAGCCGCCCTGACTCAATGGAAAGCACAGCAACCGCAAACCGATCTTGTGTTCCCTGGGCGCGATGGCAAACGAATGACCGAGGTTAAAACGGCATGGGGGAAGCTGCTAAAGGATGCGCAAATCGAAAACTTCCGCTGGCATGACATGCGGCACCACTTCGCAAGCCGTCTCGTTATGGCTGGCGTAGACCTAAACACTGTCCGCGAATTACTCGGCCACTCCGATATAAAGATGACGCTGCGATATGCGCACCTTGCGCCGGAACATAAGGCGGCGGCGGTGCAAAAGTTAATGAGGAAGCTGTAACCGTCCCGGCGGCACCGGGAAAGCGGCGGAACAGAGTGTTTGCACCACCCTGCCCGCCTGACCGTAACCCAAACTACCAAGGAGTTTGAATCATGGCTAACGCCACTATAGCAGCACACCCAAAAAACGACTCAGGAAGCGGCACCACCTACAGCCGCATCGACTCAATCCAATTGTTTGGTTCGCAGAAACTGACCCGAGACGGCGATTCAAGCGTTTGGATTTTTTCGACGGACACGACGAAGCCGAAGAAACTCACGCGGCGCGAGTCCATGTTTATCAACGCGGCACTGCGAGCAGCGGGGAGCAAATAATGGGCATCGTGAACATGTTACTCAGCCTTCCGGCTGGCAAACAGATGCTTGCCTTACCTGCGGAACAAAACGCACCACTTGAGGCGATCATGCGGCAGCTACGGGAGCAAGCAAGCGCCAAGGCGCAAACCGCAAAGGCTAACGGCGACGACGAAACAGAGGAGTATTGGCGACTCGTGGCGACCTATGGCAAGTATGTGGCCCGAGCCTTTAAGCGGGAAAATGAGAAAAGGGCAAAGGCCAAGATAACCGGCGAGCTGATGACGGCGATGCAAGTAAGACAGTCTACAGAACAGCCGACGCCTGAGCAGATTATGCGTTATGTCGGCGCTGAATCTTTCCGCGTGCCGCCGTCTGCACCACCCCATTGCATGCTGAAAGCGGTACACGTAACCTTCGCGCCGTGGATCGAATCTGGCGACTATGTTCAGATCGATTTCACGCAATGCCGCCTGACTGTTGATGGCTTGTACCTTGTTGCCGTCGATGGCAACTACCTTGCAATTCGTGGTTTCCATAAAGGGCCGTCTGGCTGGTATGTTCACGAAAGCCATATCGGTGAACCGCGCTTAGTACGTATGCTGGAGGATCGGCTACCTGCCGGTTTTGAGATCGTCGGACGTATCATTGACGTCTTCAAGAAGACTAGCGCAGATTAGTAACCACACCACTTTAACCATGCCTAGGGCGACGGCCCGAAAACAAGGCTCCCTTACCTTGCTGGCATGGTTTCCGATTTAAGGGCGCGAAAGGGGCGCAATGGATTTTAAACACTGGGTTCCAGAAGAGATTGTTAAGCTGGTCAAAGACTACGAGGAATATCTTCAAAAAAACGATTTACCTGAAGATGTGCGAAGTGAATTTTCATTTAAGGCGGAGATGTGGAAAAGATTGGCAACCCGGCCCGAAATGGAACGCATATGGCAATTCATGATAAAGCGAAGCGAGCACGGAGCATTTCCGTTGCATTCGCGTGGAGGTTTAGTCGGGCGTATTGAACGTGGCTTGGACAGCTTCAAATTGAACCCGCGTCTTTCCGAGAAAGACTATGAAAATGAGATGCTTGAAATTGCGAAGATGGCCGGGGCGCTTGCTAATAAATTGCGGAAATTCTGTGAGGCTGAGTCATTTCACAATCCGTTTTCTTACAGTGGAATACTAAGCATAGAGCAGCGCGATCACGCGAAAAAGATGATTCGCCCTGAACTCTTGGAAAACAAATATGGCAACGATAGATTTTATGTGAGTTTCAATCTTGACCATCATCTACCATTATTTAGCACTCAGCTTGAGAACATAGCGGATCGCGCAAAAAATGAATCAAGAGAACAAGAGCACAGGTTGAAATTGCCGCGAAAATCCAATGATAAAAATGTTTTCAGGACGTATTTAATACGGCTAATTGGCGAACACTTTTTTGTTCAATACACCGATGATTCACCCTCACGAATAGCTACCTTTTGCAGTGTTGCCTTAGATGACCCGGAAATCACAGCAGATTTAGTGCGCAAGACTTACATTCTGGACGACGAATGCAAGGCCATGGCAAAAGCGTATAAGGAGCATCTAAAAACGGAAGATTAGTAGTCTGTTTTTTCGGAAATCTTCCGCGTCTTATTGAAGCGCAATTTCTAAAATTGCTTCCAGATTGTTCAGCAGAGCAATCACTTGTTCAAACCGATTCAGTTGAAAGGTGACAAATGGAAGCGAGCTACACCATCCCTCAGTTTTGCGCGGCGTATCACATTAGCCGTGTCCACTACTACACCCTGAAGGCATCCGGCAAAACCCCGCAAGAAATGCGCCTTGGCCGTCGCGTCATCATCACGCGCCGCGCCGCTGAAGCGTGGGAAGAAAAGATGCTTCAGGATCAGAACGGCAAATCCTTCTGGGAAGCCGCTCCTGAAATCGTTTCTCTGTGAGGTGGCGACGATGAAAAATCCCACCCCTAAAAAGACGAAAGCCCCGACCGTTGGCGCGGTAGGAGCCTTCAAAGCAAAACAAGCGAAAATCAAGTATAGCCCGAAATCTACGGCCAGTGAAGCGCAGCGCGAACGTATCTTGGATGCCCTGCGAAACGGATCAAAGACTAGCTACGACCTGCGGCGGATAGGCTGCTATCAAGCCCCCGCCCGTATCAAGGAGCTGCGCGACAAGTTCGGCTATGTCATCACCACCGAGTTTGTCACGCTCTACGACCGCGACGGCTACATGCACCCGCGTTGCGCACGCTATACCTTGATTTCCGAGCCGGAGGGAGCGTAATGAATGTCAAAACGAAATTCCCGCTCCAAAAGCCGCGATTCCGGCGGGTTCGTCGCCTTGCCTTGGCAAGTGATCGACAGCCCCGCCTATCAAGGTTTAAGCGTCTATGGCAAGGCGCTGTTGATCGACATTGCGCGGCAATACAACCTGAGCAACAACGGCGCATTGCGATGCGGACGGGCCTACATGCAGCCGCGTGGATGGAACAGCATGGACATGCTGACCAAGGCCAAGCGCGAATTGTTGGACGCTCGCTTGATTCACGAAACCGTAAAGGGCGCACGCCCAAACAAGGCAAGCTGGTACGCAGTGACATGGTACGCCTTGGACAAGTTGGACGGCTTCGATGCAGGAGCGGTAGCGGCATTCGAGCGCGGCGCATATCGAAGCAAGGCAATTTCATAAAACGATTGCCTTAGACCGCACCACGGTACAGGAAAGGCATTTTTAGTACCGCCCCACGGTACAGGATGCCTTCCTACTGTACCGCCCCACGGTACTGTAAGGCCCATTTTTACCCCCTTCCCTGTACCGCCCCACGGACACCTCTAAGAATTACCATCTACTACAAGGAATTAAAACCATGACCAGCTTTAACGACAGCATTCCAGACCTGAAGATTGAGCGCATGAATGACGGCATCGGAGATGGGTTAATCCTGCTGGAACAAGACAACAGCGGCAATGTTGACCGCGTGGCTATTCACCCATTGCACTTGCGGTACATGGCTGAGAAGTTCGGCCTGATCGAAACCAGCGACCCGCAAGCCGCAAGAACGATTGCCATCTTGAAGCGCCGCATGTGGATGCTGCGTGATCGCATCGACCATCTCCATAACTGGCTTGTCAATCATTCAGACCACAAGCATGCTGATCTTACTTATGAAGTGACCTATGCGACTGCTACGGCGGATATTGCTAACGAGTTCTGCGCAGAGATGGAAGAAAGCGAAAAGCCGCAGGAGGCCGGACAGCTTGAACTGATCCCGAGTTAATCCGCAAAGCGCCCGCATTTTGTCCGCATCACAAGCGGACAGAGTGCGGACTGTACCTAGTTCCAAACAAGGGCTAGTCCCGAATCAGGGCTAGCGCCATGCAATCACCGTGCTAGCAAGATGCTTGCAACGACCTAAGAAATTTCCCTTCAATCCCCCTCACATGCAACACAGTTTGTCCATTGGTATTCATGGCTGTTTTATCTTTTCAGATGCATTCCCTACGGGTTTTCCGCTTGCTATAACGGAGGAACTTACTCCCTTTACGTAGAGGAAAAAATGATTTTTCAGTACAAAGAACAGAAGGCGGAAGCCGTCAAAGAAATGCGTTCTATGGTGGAGGCCGCGCAAGCAGCCAAGCGCAACCTGACCGCCGATGAAACCGCGAAGTTCGACCAGCTCAAAGCTAAAGTCACCGATCTGGAAGGCCAAGAGCAACGAGCCTCTTATCTGGCTGAAGCAGAACGACGCATGAAGGGCGAACCCGTCATCGACAAGTCACTCGCCAATCTGGAAAGCCGCATTAACTTGGTCGACGCGATCAACGCACAAGTAGAGCAACGTGCTCTTACCGGCGCACTGGCTGAGTATGCGCAAGAGCATGAGCGCATGATGGGCCGCAAGGCAACCGGCGTAGCTGTCCCGATGAGCATCTTTGAAAAGCGTGCTGCGCAGACCACCACCACCGCTGCCGGTATTGTTCCCGAAGATTTCAGAGGTGACCAGTTCGTTGGTTTACTTCGCAATGCACTGGTAGTTAAGAGCCTGGGCGCTCGTGTGCTGCCGAACCTGCGCGGCGATACCGTCATCCCGCGTCAGAAAACATCCAGCACCGCGCAATGGATTGCAGAAGGTGAAAGCCTGACCGATTCCGGACTGACCTTTGACAACATCACGTTGAAGCCGAAGCACGTAGGCGCAATCACCGAACTGTCCCGCCAATTGCTGCAACAATCGAACCCTGCAATTGAACAGCTCGTTCGTGACGACTTCGTTAATGTCGTATCGGCTGCTGTTGATCTGGCGATGCTTCACGGCGATGGCATCAAACAACCGGAAGGTTTGGTAACGGCTGCGACCGGCACCGGCACACTGGCAACCTTGGATTGGCAAGCCGTCTTGACCGTGCTGGAAGGCCTGACGCTGAACAACATCAACCCGAACGCATGGCTTACGTCTCCGGGCGTGGCAACGATCCTGCGCAGCACCCTGAAGGAAGCAGGCTTGCCGGGTTACTTGATGGAGAACGGCCAACTGGCAAACATTCCGGTAGCAATCTCCAAGCATCTGGCAAACAAGGCAGGCGCACCAGCAACGGGCCGCATGATTCTCGGAGACTTCAGCGAAATGGTAATCGGCACTTGGGGCGGCATTGAAGTCCTCGCCAATCCATACGGCACCGCCTACGAGCGCGGCGGCGTACAGATTCGCATCCTTACGACGCTGGACATGATCCCGCGCCGCGAAGAAGCGTTTGCGATTGTCGACGACATCGCTCTGTAATGGGAGGCGCGCAAATGACCAATAGTTTCGAGATACGAAGCGGCGGAATTTTGCGCGCCGCATCCCCCGGCAAGCTCACCGGCTATGCGGCAGTCTTTGGCGCACTCAGTCAGGACTTGGGCGGCTTTGTCGAGCGCATCCTTCCGGGTGCGTTCTCCAAGTCGCTCGCCGGTACCGATCCGATTGTCGGCCTGTTCGAGCATGACCGGCACAAGGTACTCGGCAACACCCGCAGCGGCACCCTGAAGCTGACCGAAGATCATCACGGACTGGCTTTCGAGTTGACCCTGCCCGATGTGACCTATGCGCGGGATGTGGGCGTGCTGGTAGAACGTGGCGATATTGCTGGATGCTCGTTTGGCTTCTCTGTTCCGGCTGGCGGCGATCATTGGGAAATGCGCGATGGCACGCTGCAACGCGACCTGATTACCGTCAATCTGAGCGAAGTCACCATCACATCAAACCCTGCTTATCTCGACACCGAAGTTGCCAAGCGCAGCATGGAAGCATGGCGATTCAACGAGTGCATCAACGACCCGCTCTATATCGACCTGAACCGCTCATTCTGGATGCAAACACTATGAACATTATTGCCCGCACATTGAGCCGGTTTGGTTACGAGCAACGCGCCGTTGATCCGTCTTGGAACGCTGTTGCCCTCATGGGTGGCAGCAGCGCACCCGGCAAGGCTGAGAGCCTTTCGACGGTTTACGCCTGCGTATCGGCCATTTCCGAGACTATCGCATCCCTACCGTTGATCCTATACCGCAGGACTGACGATGAAGGCCGGGAGCGTGCCAGCGATCACCCACTTTACAAGGTATTGCACGACCAGCCAAACGAGTTGCAGACCGCATTAGAGTTCCGCGAACAGATGCAAGCCGCCGTTCTCCTGCGTGGCAATGCGTATGCCGAAATCAAACGCGGCTATGACGGACAGGTGCGCAGCCTGACACCTTTGCACAATGACCGCGTGAACGTCATCCAGTTGGAGAACGGGCGCTTAGCCTATGAAGTATCGGACAGCAAAGGCAACATGCGGCGATTGCTGCAAGAGGAAGTCTTTCACCTGCGGCACCGTACAGAAAACGGATTGATCGGCGTCAGTCCGATTACCGCAAGCCGGGAAACGGTACAGCTCGCACTCGCAGAACGCGACCACGGGAACAGCACCTTTAGCAACGGCGCGAGATTGTCCGGCATCCTGAAGTTTCCGCAAAAGCTGAAAGCTGACCAGCGCACCACCATTGCAAATAGTTGGAGCAGCCAATACGCAGGCGGCGCTAACGCTGGCAAGACGGCGATTCTCGAGAGCGGCGTGGAATATCAAACCGTATCGATGAGCATGGACGACGCTCAGTATTTAGAAAGCCGTCAATTCTCCGTTTTGGAGATAGCACGACTGTTCCGAATGCCACCGACGATTATCGGGGATCTGACATTCGGTAATTATGCAAATTCGGTGGAAATGAACCGCGTGTTTGTAGTCCACACATTGCGCCGACCAATGACGATGTGGGAACAGGCAATCAGCCGTTCCCTGCTTACCGAAGCCGGACGGCGCACTTACTTTGCAGAACATAACGTGGAAGGCCTATTGCGTGGCGATAGCGACAACCGTGCCGAGTTCTATTCCAAGGGGATTGCAGACGGCTGGCTGCTGCCGGATGAAGTGCGCAAGCTGGAAAACCTGCCCAAGCTGCCAGCATCCAAGTTCAGGCCCATGAACCCACCAAAGGGGAAAGAGCATGAGCAAGACGCTTAAGCAGAAGCAAGAAGCGAACGGACGCACGCTGGCACTCAATGGTGCAGCGTGGCGTCGGCTGCGTGCTCTTATTCTCGAAGATGAACCGCTCTGCCGATATTGCTTTGTGCATTGCCGTGTCACCCCTGCCACTGATGTGGATCACATCAACAACGACCCGAGCGATAACAGGCGAGAGAACCTTCAGGCGCTATGCCATGAGTGCCACTCACGCAAGACAGCCTCAGATATGGGCCATAACGTGCGTATGGGCTGCGATGAGAGCGGCGCACCACTTAACCCTAACCACCCTTGGAACGTGGCTCAGAACGGCCAAAGATCACGGCATTCTGACAGCTATGAACCGACCGGTAAGTGCTCTGTAAACGCTAACCGAAAGAACGAGCCATGAAAGTGACTCCCAAGCGCAAGCGGTCAGACAGTGCCGCCGCAGCCCTAGCAGCCGCGAAAGCAGCCGCTATGGGGCCATTACAGCCGCCTGCGCATGTGACCCTACGCGAGATTGATTGGCCGTTCTGGAATGCGATTATGCAAGCCCGTGCGCGTGATACTTGGACGGAGGTTGATCTGGTCACCGCTGCGAATCTGGCACGCACCCAAGCCGATATTGAGCAGCTACATGGCGACCTTGCAGCCGCTGGTTACATGCTTGGCGAAAAGGTGCATCCACTCGCGGCAGTAGTGGAAATCTTGAGCCGCCGCGCCGTTGCCTTGAAGCGCGTTCTTCACGTTCATGCGGAAGCGACGGTAGGCAAATCCGAAGATGCCGCCAAGGTGCTGGAACTGGAACGGCAGGCACGAGAGCAAGAAGATGACGACCTGATCCCGACCTTACGGATGGTAAAAGGATGAGCCGCGCCGAACGTGTCATTAGCTTTATTGAAAAGCATTGCCTGACACCGGACGGGGCGCATGTTGGCAAGCCGCTGCTACTGGCTGATTTTCAAAAGCAATTCATCCGTGAAGTCTATGACAACCCGGCAGGCACCCGCCGTGCTTATCTTTCCATTGCGCGGAAGAACGGCAAATCCGGCTTGATTGCTGGCTTGCTGCTGGCGCATCTTGTCGGGCCAGAAGCGAAACAAAACAGCCAGCTCGTCAGCGGCGCAATGAGCCGCGATCAGGCGGCGCTCGTGTTCAATCTCGCGGCAAAGATGGTGCAGCTATCCCCGAAGCTGTCGAAGATCGTTCGCATTGTCCCGAGCGGCAAACGGCTGCTAGGCCTGCCCCTGAATACCGAATATCGCGCATTGGCTGCTGACGGCAAGACCGCGCACGGCCTTTCGCCTGTTCTGGCGATCCTAGACGAAATCGGCCAAGTGCGAGGGCCGCAATCCGACTTCATTGATGCGATCACGACTTCGCAAGGTGCACATGCCGAACCGCTCTTGATTGCGATAAGCACCCAAGCGGCAAGCGATGCCGACCTGTTGAGCGTATGGCTGGACGATGCCAAGGCCAGCAACGACCCGCGCATTGTCTGTCATCTGTATGCCGCGCCTGAAGGTTGCGACCTGCTAGACGCGCAAGCATGGCAAGCGGCGAACCCGGCCTTGGGCCTGTTCCGCTCTGAAGATGACTTGCGCGAACAGATGACGCAGGCGCAACGGATGCCGAGCATGGAGAACAGCGCACGCAACCTATTGTTGAATCAACGGGTTTCCACTGAATCGCCTTTCGTCTCGCCTGACGTATGGAAATCCTGCGGCGCTGCTGTCCTGCCGTTTGATGACGATTGCCCTGTCTATGCTGGCTTGGATTTGTCCATGCGTACCGACTTGACCGCTCTTGTTCTCGTCGTCCAGGTGGATGAAGTGTGGCAGGTTGTGCCGTACTTCTGGACACCGGCACAAGGGCTGCAAGACCGGGCCAAGCGTGACCGCGCACCCTATGACGTATGGCACCGGCAAGGCCACTTGCGCACGACCCCCGGAGCAACAGTCGATTACGAGCATGTAGTGCGAGACATGGCCGATATTTTGGACGGGCTGAATCTTCAAGCGATTGCCTTTGACCGCTGGCGCGTCGATGTATTCAAGAAAGAGTTGGAGCGCATGGACATGGAGCTGCCCCTAGTGAATTGGGGCCAAGGCTATAAGGATATGGCTCCAAGTCTGGACGCTCTGGAAGCTGAATTACTCAATGGCCGGATTGCGCATGGCAATCATCCTGTTCTGCAAATGTGCGCGGCCAATGCCGTAGTGACGAAAGACCCGACCGGAGCGCGGAAGCTGGACAAGGGCCGCACAACGGGCCGCATAGATGGAATGCAAGCCCTAGCGATGGCAATGGGCGTGGCAGCGCGTGCGGAGGAAACGAGTAGCGCCTATCAGGAAGGCGGGTTCATGTTTGTGTAACTCCTTGCTGCCGGGGGCCGGGAAACCGGATAGGGCAGACACGGATTAGACGGGTAGTGCCGTGTCATAGAAAAACCCCGTCAACCGGCGGCATGGCCAATAGACCCATGCGTGGCCGGTACCTACAACTTGGAGGAATAGATGATTACCTTGGATGAAGCAAAAAACCATATCCGTGTTGATATTAACGACGATGACGCAGCGATCACCGCCATGATTGCAGCGGCAAAGGGATACATTGAAAGCTATACGGAAACAACCTATGGCGACGATGCACCGGAAATGGTGAAAGCCGCGGCTAAATTGATGGTTGCCGATCTATACGAGAACCGGGAATCGCAAAGCGACCGACTGCTATCGGAGAACAAGACGTTCATTAATCTGCTGAATCTCTGCCGGGAAATGAGCGTATGAGAGCCGGGAAGCTGCGGCATAAGGTGACAGTCGAGCGCGTAACGATCACGCAAGACCCGGACTATGGTTCCGTCATCGAGACATGGACACCAGTCGGCACATTCCCTGCCAGCGTGGAGCCGATCAATGGACGCGAATACTTCACCGCGCATCTGGCGCTGTCCGAAGTAACGACCCGAATCAGGATGCGTTATCAGGCAGGCTTAAGCGTATTGGATCGGATCACCCACGGCGGCACCGTCTATAACGTGCAAAGCGTGATTAACCCAGATATGCGGAATGAAGAATTGGTCTTGATGTGCAAGTCCACGACTTAACCGGGTGGACTGTTTTCCGCCGGAAAAGTCCATAGGAAGTCCACAAAAGAAAAAGCCGACTGTTTCTAGTCGGCTTTATTTTCGTAACTTATTGATTTTATTATTAAATTCTGGTGGACAGTACTGGGATTGAACCAGTGACCCCCGCCGTGTGAAGGCGGTGCTCTACCCCTGAGCTAACTGTCCGAAGAGGTCGGCATTATCTCATAAACCCTGCGCGGAATCAATTTGCCGATGCAGCGGGCTCGGTCCGCCAGATGCAGCTGCCTTTGACATCCTTGTCGAGCCGATCCAGCAACGCTTCATGTGCGGCCAGTTCGTCCGCCGTCGCCTGCAGGATAACAATCTCGGCAAGAGGGACGACTTCCAGCAATTCGTTACTCGTTGCAACGGCATCCGGCGCACCCAGGTCGATCGTGAGGCTGTTCTGGCCGCGCGTCATCGCCAGATAGACTTCGGCCAGCAGTTCCGCGTCGAGCAAGGCGCCGTGCAAGGCTCGATGCGCGTTCGAGATGCCGTAGCGATCGCACAATGCGTCCAGCGAATTGCGCTTGCCGGGATGCATTTCCTTGGCCTGCACCAGGGTGTCGGTCACGATCGCGACGTGCTCGATGAAGCGCGGGAAACTGAGTCGTTCGAACTCCGCATCCAGAAAGGCAAGGTCGAACGGCGCATTGTGGATGATGATTTCCGCATCGCGCACATAGTCGCGCAACTCGGCCGCGATCTCGGCGAATTTCGGCTTGTCGCTGAGGAATTCGGTGGTCAATCCGTGCACCGCGAGCGCGCCCTCTTCCGAGTCGCGTTCGGGGTTGATATAGCTGTGGAAGTTGTTGCCGGTCAGGCGGCGATTGACGATCTCGACGCAGCCGATTTCGATGATGCGGTCGCCCGAACGCGGGTTCAGGCCAGTGGTTTCGGTATCAAGAACGATTTGTCGCAT